ACACGGGTAGCTAGATTGCCAAGACTGACACGAACATTACCCAGGCTCACCTGACTCGCAAGTAACGCCATATCCGACTCCATGTCAGACATCTTGGTGTCCTTCTCGTTCTTATCAGATTCTAGTGCGGCTACTCTATTATCTTTATCGTTTTTATCAGACTCTAGGTTAGCTATCTTCGTATCTTTTACTGCCTTGTCATCTTCCAATGCAGATATCTTAGAGTCCTTAATTACCTTATCGTCTTCAAGTGTTACTATCCGAGACTCTTTGAGATCCAATGATGTTTTGACATTACCTAGTGATACGCGAGTGCCATACTGCTCCCGATCATCAGAAGAGATTGTGCCAAAGCCTGTAAGTCTACACATCGTGAAGCTTCCGCTGTTAGGATCTTTTAACGCAACAGTCTTCACTTCTTCTTAATCTCCTGCCAAAGTTTTAGAGACATATAAACCAATGTCACCAGGCCAACCGCGATACCGATTGCCGAGTCAAATGCAGACAGGCCAAAGGTGGCCGCTGTGCCTGACATTCCTAAGACTGAGACCCGATCAATCATCATTTAAATAGGCAATCCAATACTATGATACCTACAATCAAGCATACAAATACAGTAACCATTTTTCCCCGCTTTGAGAGTGTTTCGAATTTCTTTTTAAGTAGAATTAAGTTTTTCATTTCTGATCAGAAGGTCGGGGAAAGGGTGCTCGGGTGGTCGATTTAGTAACCTCCGTTTGAGCACATCTTTTTGCCACAAAAATGGGGATTGCAAGGTAGCATCCTAGAATGACTGCCGCTCCGATGAGGATGCGTTTTATGTAGGAAGTAAATTCAGCAAATCCGCTCTGATGCTCGGCCATTCCTTGGGCAACTAGGGCAGATACATCGCCATGAGTTAAAGCCTCAATCGTTTCCTCGGCCTCTACGAGTGCATCTGCATTTTTTAATGCCTCCCCACTTACAGCACCTATGCCAGCACCGAGGGCCGCACCTCCTGGTCCCGCAAGAGATCCTGCACCTCCTCCGGCAATAGCTCCTAGTGTCGGGTAGGTCGAACGAAGTGAACATCCCGCTAGAAGAGTAATTGCCAAGAGTGCATAGATCATAAATTAATGGAAATCTACCCAAGATCCATTTGCCCTACCTTGGAATTTATTAGTGCTCGTGTTGTAAATCATTTCACCATCGGTCGGTGAGGATATATTATTTCTGTCCGTAGTTGACATCCTTGGTATAATCACACCACCTGTTGTGGACGAAACTTCAAGGGGAGCGGTCGGGGAGACTGTGCCTATTCCTATTTTTCCATCTTCATCAATAATTAGTCGCACATCACCACCAACTGAAGTGTCATAAATATAAAATCTATCCCTTATGTCAAAATTAGGATTACTCGATCCCCCCACTCCTACATCAAATATATGAGTGCCTACCTCAAACCTTATAGAAGCTTGGGATGTTGTAGCTTCTTCAATATGTATTGGCACTACAGGATTTGTAGCACCGACACCGAGATTTCCGGCTGAGTTGATTATGACTTGTTGCGTGGAATTTGTGCGGATCGCAAGTTCGTTAGTTGCGGGTGAATGAATAGCTACCGCAGAACTACTTGTGCCTGTTTGATCAAGAGCATACTCGTCTGCCACCACATTGCCACTTACATCAATTGAACCTGCTCCTACCGCACCACTTGTTGAAATAGACCCCGCTGTAACTGCACCACTTGTAGAAACTGATCCTCCTGTAACCGCTCCACTTGTGGAGACAGAACCCGCTGTAACGGCACCACTCGTGGTTAAGGTTGTTGATTCAATATCCCCATTTACATCTAAGTCTGCACTTGGTGATACTGTATTTACTCCAACCTTAGTGGTTGAAAGTGACAATACTGAATTAGTTCCTTCTCCGTCTTGCACATACTCGGAATTAGCATCTATTCCATTGGTATAATCTCCAACTTGCAATAATCCCTTGTAGGTATTTGCGGGTGTTTGATTTCGTAAGTCACTCATAATTTATTAAGGCTCAATCGGTGAAGTCCACTCCTCGCCTGCTAGAATCGCGAGTATCTCCGAATGCGTGTAAGCGGTTTTGCCTGCCAAGAACGATGGCGTGGCACCCTCGAATTTCACGAAGGTCTGTGTACCTGCGATATTGTATCTAAGCGTATCTGCCGAGGTTTCTAAGACTTGGTCAAAATCAACGGAACTTACTTCCGATGCGTCAATGATTACATAATTTCTGCTCATAATATTTTAAAAGTTACGCAACATAGATGCTGTCAGGTGCTGTGCTTAAATCGTGGTAGGTGGGTGATGTGTTTCCACTAGATCCATTTTCGATTGTTCCGTCATTACCGCCACTACCTTGATCAGTAATAGTTGCACCTGCACCTGAGTTATTATCTCCCATTCTCCACCATCCTACAGGGCCATTATTAGAATTAAATGTACTTAAATCCCCTGGTACACCATTTGTGCCTCCTGAACCACCATCATCTTCTCCTCGGTAAATGTTGGTTATTTGCGATGCTGATAAAGCAGAATTGAATATAGCTACCTCATCAATCAAACCTTCTGCGGGAGCCGAAAATGGTCCACCCGCGATTGTGGTATTATCACTTCCGTAGCCTCCTGTATTAGGGCTATAATCTATCGCTCTTGTCTCGGCTGCTGAATATTCCTCTACACCATCAACATATAATTTAATATTTGTTTGATTGTAAGTGAAAGCAACATGATGCCAATCGGTCAAAGTGAATGTTGAACTTGATTCACCATCAATATGAGCATTTCCCGATAAGCCTAAAAACCAAGCAAATTTATTATTACTTCTATATCGCAAACTATAAGCCCCATAAAGTCCTCCCTCTCGGAAAATTAAATAGTTGTAAGAGGCAACCGAACCACTAGCTTTAAACCAAAGTGAGAGCGTTATATTTGCAGGTGCTAAAGCTGAAGAGTTTCCTAAATCAATATAGTCATCTGTACCATCTAGGCTTAGTGCATAACTGTTACTAAATTCACCTCCGCCACCTGATGATGGTGAATGATGGCCGAGTTGAACTCCTAATCCAAGAAAAGGCATAGCCTTTTATGCTTTATACAGAATAGCCGCACCGCTAGTAAGCGTTATGCTGGTAAACGGCAAAGTCAAAGTGTCACCTTTTCCAAATGTTGTTCCGTCAGATATTAAATCTGCCGAGTTGTCCATTTGTCCCGTGATTGCTCCTAACACTGAATCCTCAGTGAATTGAACTGCGATAAAGTCGCCTGTGTTTGCTCCTGTGCCATTAACATAGACGCAACCATTGGCTCCCATGCTGTTAGATATATTGAATGATGATATGCCCATTTTATGATGTGGTTAAAACTGAAATGCCGAACGAGTAGCTCGGATAAGTGTTAAAAGTTATTTTGTTCATCGATTCGAGTCGCTCGACCCTATCGATTTCTAATGCGAGTGTCTCCTCGGCCATTTGCTCCTGTGCCAGTGCTTTGTCTAATTGGCCGTCTGCCTTGTAATAGTCAGAAACACAAGCGAGCAGTAAGTAACGCTCAAGGAATGCAGGAAGATCAGTTGTGCTGTCCCCGTAGTCGTTTGCGGGTACTTGATTTCCGACAACAAATACGGATGTCACCGATGAATCTGCCGGAAGAACCAGGTAACCATTTACCAGTTGGTAGTCCAATAAAACTGCTGAACGATCTGCCAGTGGGTTCTTATTATAAACTGCGAATACATCCATCAAATCAGATGCATTATCGATCTGCACTGCTTTATCTGCGATGATCGGTGATGATACGGCCGCAACAGTCTTTTCCACCACTGTTTGAACATCAGGCCATTTTGCCCGAGTCCATGCTCCCCTCACCCTGTCGTTAAGACTATTCTTTAATGCAGTCTCCTCCTGGGTCAAAAGTGTATCGACTCCGATTGCAGACTCAAAACGACTTTTGAAATCACTGTAGGTGACGATCCTCAATGCTTAACCTTGCACTCGGGGTTTGCTCGTTCGAAGTCCTTTACAAAGCCTTTCTTATCCGCCCAGCATCCTGGTCTTTCCTGCTCATGGCGGATGTAAGTGGCCTTATCGACTACCCTTGCGAGTCTAAAGTCGCCTTTGCTTCCTTCTAAGGATTTAGCGGCTTGGCGGGCTTTTGTTTGGCGTTGTGCATATCCTGCTTTTTCACGCTTCACTAATGCCTCGTTATGCTTGCGGAGATAGTAAGCGATTTCGTCCTGTGACGAACTGCTCTTTCTGCCTCCCTTTACTATTATATTTAGACTCATTTAAATGGAAAAAGGGGAGCCGGTCTAACCCTAAACCGGCTCCCCAATAACAACATGATCAATAATAAACCCGAAGAGTTTAAACGATACTTCCTAAGCTTCGTGGATTGCCCACTCGCAATGTACACATCGCCTCAGTGAATGATCTTTTCCCAGCACCATTGTCAGGGAGATCCACAACTGTGATGCCTTCAAGGAACTTGAGGGAAACAGTGTCATCGTCAGGAATCAGGTAAGCACGATCAGTGTTTACTGTTCCAAGTGCTGTATCTGTTCCACTTGCCCCTGAATCATTTCTACCCAAAAAGAGGTCTGGTAATATGGATAGTTCCCCGAAATCTGAAATGTAAGTTAAGACACTGTTGACTAAAGTTTTACCACTCAAGTCCTGAGTAAAGGAATAAACAGGATTGTTGGAAACTGCGGCACGGGTGTAATCAGTAATGGCGTTCATTACTGCTGGACCGGCATACAATTTGTAGGAACCTTTAGCACCACTAGCAGTGTAAACTGCCTGAAGTAATCCGCGAAGAGCAGACTCAGTTAAAGAACCAAGAGATACTCGAGATCCGCTTACTGCACGGAATGCTTGTTTAGCACTTGTGTCGAAAGTGTTTCCTGTAGCACTTGGGTCTGACCAAATACCAAGTCCGCACATAGTAGCACCAGCAGAACTTGATCCAACAGTTTGATCGTTTCCTGAAGCAATAGCTACTTCGATTGAGCGTTTAAGCTGAATTAAGCTTTTTGCTTTGGAAGCGTTAAATAATCCACCCTGTCCACCAGGAGCGACATCAACCATCTCAGCTTGACGCGATACAGAAAAGTAGTCGCGAAGGGTTGCCACTCTGTTTCCAAGTCTTGCTCTTGTGTCGATCAAGTTTTGGGCAGTGGAGAGGTCAAGATCGGCTCCGTCAATATTTGAAGCGGCCGAAGCTGGGTCTGCCAGGGAGTCCACAAGCCACTCGTTAAGAGTTGCCTTTGGAGCGGCTGATTGTGAAAGCGTAGAATACAGAGGTGTCTCTGTTGGCTCGACAGTTTTCAGCAGTGATTCTAGATTAGTTTGTGCACCTTTAGATGCATCCACATTATAGCTTGTTGCGATTGCCATTTTAAGTAATTCCTTATTTTAAGATTTTAAATTTTAGTCCGCTAGAAATGCGGCAAGATCGTTAGCCGAGAGTGGTCCTTTCCGATCCAGGATTTTTGCTTTTTCTTTCTGCTTCCGAGTGGTCGAGTTTTCGATTGGCGGGGATGCATCTCCTCCATCTGTGGGAGGTGGAGCCTTACGCTTTTTGACTACCTTCTTGGGAGCCTTTGCGGATTGCTCGGCTTTTAATGCTTCTATCCCTCTGACGAGAGTTGCGGCGATAAAGTCACCATTCGGGAGGTTATCCAGTACATTGCCGTATTGGTTTCGTAACTGGTTATAGGTTTCTCTACGGGATTCGGATATATCATCATCTTTCGATGAATCCATCCACGGATGGGTATTGATTGTGTCCCTACTCCATTCGCTTTTTTCCCTTAGATACGCACTCCGTTGAGGAATCTTTTCAGTAAGGTATTCGTCCGCCTGGGTAAGGATATTACGAATATCATCATCGCTATACTCCTTGCCATCGACCTCTACGAAATCCTTGCCTATATGCTGAAGTGCAAACTTTTTGGCCGCCTGTGCTTCCCGCTTCAAGTTTTCCAAGTCTTCAAACGATTGAATGTTTTCCAATTCGGGTTGAGCCGGTTGCGATTGACTGCCTCCTGATTGCTTGAGGGTATCGATTTCTGCTTTGAGTTTTTCGACTAGCTCTTCTGCACTCTTACTGCGAGCAGTAAGACGCGAAATCTGTTTAAGAGTTTTCTTGAGAGCCTTTGGAGTTTCCTCCTCTACCTCTTCTTCAACCTCTTCCTCTTCGGTATCCTCTCCCTCATCCTCCTCTTCGTCAGACTCGGTTACAGACTGTGAAAGAACATCTTCATCCTGGTCGGCAGATGCTTCTGCTTCTTCGGGAGTCTCGGTGACTTCCGCTTTAGCCTCATCCGCCTGTTGAGCCTCCTGATCCGTTTCGACCTGTTCGACAAAGGATGCCGCCAAATCTTCCACCGATAGTGGGCCTCGTACTTGATTGTTTTCTGCTCCCGATTGTTCAGCCGGAGCCTCGCTAATAACTGTTTCTGCCATAATTTCTGCGTTTGTTGTAGAGTTCGCACTCTCTTGCTTTTATCTGCGGAGCAGATATGCCCCGCCAGTGACAATTATAGCAGTTTAAAAAGCAGTTTTATCAGGTAACCCGAAAAATTTTCCAGTTATCTTTAAATCGTTCGTGCTTGGCTTTAGATTCAGGGTTGTGTGGATATAACCCGATCCTCTTTGCCCCGTCTAATTCCATGCATGGGATGTTATAAAAAATGTCTTCATCTTCGACATATGCCACCAATATGTCCACTTTTGTGCAGTCTATCGACTCTTTGCCGGTCGATCCGCTGGAGGTCGTTACCATGTACCGACCTAATCCACCCCGAGCCTTATCTTTGGATTTACTCTCGGTCCCTTTTATCTGAATCTTAAATATCTTGCCCGCCGAGTTCATCACCAGGCAATCCTGTGGCAGATAATCGCCAAGAGGAACAAAGACTTCCAGTCCATGTTCAAGTGCCTCCGAGAAAAACTTCTGCTCGTAGAGGCTACCCTTCCTCTTCATCATCGTCATCATCATCGAGCACCATATCGCACTCGAAATCGACAACATCCTCATCCAGCCACTCCTCGAGATCCTCCATCGCGATTTTAGCGATCTCAGTATCCTCAATGTCGGACTCTTCGATCCAACGATTAATCAATGCTCTATGAGCGTTTTTAAATTGCTGATGGGGTGTCAGTTTCGGCATTGTCCAACGCCTCCAGTATTCGGGTAAGTCCTGCAATCTCACCCGATAACCTGGCAAGCTTCTGCGGATTGTCCACATGGGTATAGTCCTGAAAGTCAACCAGGCACATATCCCTCTGTTCTTTAATAAAGTTTTTAATCACTACCCACTCGGTCTGTTCACCAAGTCCGGCAACTGCATCTCCTAGTGTCATTTTTTCCTTCTTACAGGTTTAACTCTTCGTCCCATTCCGACCTTCGATTTCTCCGCCTTCTTCCTTTTCAATTGGCTTTTGCTCATCTCCGATTTCGTCTTGGGTGTTTTGCTCGAAACTCGTTTTGTTGGCCGGCAGTATTCATTCTTTCCACCCTGCCCACATGGCTTGCCGCTTTTCGTATCCTGCCATTTCTCCGATCCCCATCGTTTCAATGATGTACCCTTGGCAGTCTTGCGAACCTGTCCTTTGGACTTTCGGCACTTGGCAATCTGTTGCGATGCTCGAGCACTCGGGAATACTTTCACCCGAGCCTTTACCTTCTTGTAGCAAGCGTCCTTTGCCATCTTACCACTTTTTGCAGGACCAGTATCCTGCTGTTAGCTTTGATTTCTTCTGATCGCACTTATGCCTAGCTCGAAAAGATTTACGGGCATCAGGATTAGATTTACGGATCTTCATGTTTGCATCCCCAAACCTAATTGTCTTTGTCTTGCCATTCTCCGATGCTAATACGACAAATTTTTTCTTCCCATATGAAGGTTCACCCTTTCGGATGCGTCTAGGGGAGTTGACCTTAGTCGGTTTACTCACTTTTTCTTTTTCTTCTTGAGCAATTTCTTAACAGTCGGACTCATTTTCTTCCGACCCATTGCTTTTGCTTTGTTGGAAGGCCGTCCGACCTTCGATCCGTAAGTTCCTTTTCCGTATGGCATGATATTATTCCTTTTTAGTTAAGCGGCCATTGATGTACCTGGTACATTGCCAGGGGCAGTCCCTAGCTGGCCAATAAGTGCGTTTTGCTGTTGCTGTTGCTGAAATTCTAACTGACCAGCATATGTCTGAAGTCTCTTCGCAAAATTTTCATCGGATTGTAATCTCTCCTGAACATCTGTCGCTGGTATTTCGTCCGAACCTGAAATGTATTGCTGTAGCACCTGGAGGCGTAGTTGGCTATTTGCACCTTGTGGGGCATTAACAACCTGTCCCGATGCGATTTTGGCAATATCATTAGATGTTTCAATTATCTCCTTTGTGGTAGCCTCCTGAGTCGGCATGATTAATTCGTTAGCCAAGTTTGGATCGATTGCCTCAATTACTTTTCTAAGATAAATGTCGAACCTGCTTACGCCCTGTCTGTCATACTGCGACATCAACTTACCAACTGTATCGAGCTTTTCGATTACCTTCGACTCGTCCTGATTCATTGAGTTCCAGCTAATGTTAAAATCATACAACTCAGCAGTTTCATCCAAAATTAACTGTGCTCCCTGCTCATTATTCGTAACACGAAACCAAATCATCGGTCCGCTGTAAGTCCGATCCAAGCACCATACACGCTTCAAAACCTCTTTCCATCCACTGAGCCAACAGTTGACCAAATGCTGTTTTATCACATTGGCCTCTACCGCATCATCAGGTCCAGTCGCCCGTCCTGTGATACGATTACATAACTGACGGATTTGCATCTCCACTTCCATGCTTGCCTGCGAATAACGGGGGATCTCCATGAATCCAACCTCGCCCCTGCGGCGTACCCCAAGCTGTGCTCCTGGTCCCAAACGCTCGGGTCTCCTGCCGATCTGATATTCCACCGGTGGCATGGTGCTCATCGATGCTCGGTCACGGCGACTATCCAGTTCTGTCTTTACCGCCAACTCATAACTCTTCAGCAGTTCAGGGTATCCGCGAGAGTCCAGTAAACGATGGTTTAAATGCTCTCTCGTGATACATACAAACGGATATCTGCCTTCATCATACCCAACCGGCTCATGGAATCCTGCTTCATCCATTTCATCCGTCCAGCAGGTCTTGGTGACCACAGGGACATCATCTTCATCCAACTCCTTGCGATAGGTAGTTACTACCCGAATCAATCCCTCGTAGTGCTGATTACCATAGCTTGTGCCATAATCATAATGCATGGCCGAGTCGCTGTATCTCTCCTCGTAAAAGTCTTTTGCCTTCTCAATCGCTTCATCGATCCAGGCTTCATCCCATCCCTCATTTACCTTCTGCTTCAATGCTTCAGGGGAATAATAATGAATGCAGTGAATGCTCCTGGCAGATTCCAAATCGATTACATTGCTGTCCACGATCAGTTCCCTGCCTAACTCATAAGCCTTAACCGCCGGACGATTTACGACCACTTTTTCGGTCGGTATTTCGGTCTCACCTGTCTTCCGTAACTCATTAAGCATCTTCTTAACCCTACGCTTTTTGAGTTTTGGAAAGAGGGGATAAAACATTTCCTCGACTCCCTCCTTCATCTCGGGATCTTCTATCGCCATTGCCAGTTCAGGCGACTGCTGGGCAATCTGCTCAAGACTGATCGGCTCGAACTTCCTCGCCTTCTCCTGCTTCCAGTATGTACCGAAAAAGGTCACCCCGTTCTGCAATAAATAATTCGCTCCAATCGATGACTCCCTCATCAATTCATCCATCGTACCCATCCGCCAGCGAAGAAACTCAGTAACAAGCTTGGCCGATGCCACATCACCACTCTCCACGGGAGCCGCCACCAGGTTAGCCTTAGTCAAAGCCTGTGTCAGGGTGGCAACATCGCCATCGATCAAAGGATTAATAACATTCGGATCAAGGTCACTTGCCCCTGACCAAGGAAAGGCTTCGGGTCCACTCTTCTTTCCGTCACCCGTCTTGCCTGCCCACTCGTTGAAACGAACCTCCCGAGCATCTTCTGCTCGGTCCATCCATGTCGATAAATTCGCTTTTGCCCGCTCAAACTCGAACTTGAGTTCATCCACATCGGGCTTATCTTCAAAAATCTGTACTTCGTTCTCCATAATTTCTCCTTTAGGATTCTACCATTTTATTTCGTAAATTTATCAGGGCATTTTGCTCAATCCGATGAAGTGTCATCACGGATACACCGATAAAATCCGCTATCTCCTCGAGAGTAAAACTGCCCGGCTCCCGCTCATCCTCCATCGCATCCAATGCCTCCTCCACAACCATCTCCCGAAGCATCAGATCGATCCTCCTCTGCATCTGATCCTCAGTCTCATGCTTTGCGATACAGATCATCCTCCCCCTCGATTTTTCTTACCAGCACCATGCTCTTTGGCGGATGGTTGTCATTCGGTCGCTTTATGCACCTTCCGATCCCCTCCTTGTGCTCAAAGTATATAAGCATCATCCGCACATTCGGGACCATCTTCAAGACCCTCGCCTCCTCAATCTCCACAGTCTTCTTTACCTCCTCAAGCGGGACCACCGGCTTGCTGTCCTCCTTATAAATCCGCTGGGCGGTCGATCTCGCACATCCTGCCGCTTCCGCCACCTTCGGCCAACTCATGCCCGAGTTCCTCGCCATCACAATCTGTTGCCTGACTGCCTTTGATATCTGTACATTTTTCTTACCCATCAATAACTCCCTCCTCCTGTTGCGATTAATTCTTCCTCATCGAAGTATTCAAAATTGCCCACTGCGAAGTAACGGACACAGTCGACGAAGTCTTTTTCGGGAGCCTTTAACGAACCTCCAGGCTGATAGGACTGCATACAGCTAATCAGGTTTTGACATTCATCGCTAAACATCAATCGAGGCTTATTATCGAAATCCATCGGTTCACTTCGATCCCAAGCCAACAGATTATTGATCGCCTGGATGCCCGTCTCGATATCCAACGCCTCCGCCGGCTCAACGATGATATCCTCATCCGATAAATCATCGATAATGTTGGAACTGCCCTCCGACTTCTGATAACTCGCCGCCCCCAACCTCGGGTCGATTATCCGAGTGACCATATTATCCCCGCAGATCGATTCCATCCGCCGGATCTCATCCGCATAGTCCTTTAATCCATACCCATTCGGTTGAGCCGCCTCGCCGGCACTCAGCTTGTCCTTTGTCGGGTCAATCCATCCTCCCCATGTATCGAAATCAGGAAACTCTTTGACCGCCCAGGCCACTCCATGCGGGTCGATTGCAAATAATACCATCACCCAGGGTTTCGCTCCCGCCGGATCAATCGATAATACCCAATTCGCATCCGTAAAATCTGGGAGTTTTTCCGGCTGACAGAAGTTTTTGTCCGAGAGAGACGGGAAAACGGCCCTAGATTGGCGAACAGGCACTCCATACGCCCGGCAAAGGATCGTTTCCCTCTTCTCTCCCTCCAATTGTGTCTTCATCGCCGACCAACCGCCAAAGGGATTAGCCTCCGTGTGGAAATATACCACGCTCGAGGCTTTCCTTAATGGTTGCTGGACCAATGGAACCTCTTCACCATCCAAAAGGTCGGCTTTTGCCGATTCCACAGTCTTTGCTCCCGTCAGCATACTCTTTACCACCGAGTTCCACCCGTCCACGGCCGTAAAACTGATAATTCCCTTACTATTCCGAGTTACAGTTCTAAATCGAAGAGTCTCCACCCAGGGCATCGGTACAAGCTCATCCGCCCAATAGCCGATATTATGGGTTCCGTTTACAGGTTCCTGCGGACAGCCGATCTCTCCACCCTCGATTGTGCTGATATCCTGCGACCAATTACGAAAAATACACTCAGAGCGATTAGGAAGAGTAAATTTGCCGGCAGTGAACCCATTTCTGAGCGAATACATGACATATCCGACCTTCCCCCTGCCTAACGATTTTAACTCCTTGGGCAGATATTTGAATATTAGCTTCTGCTGGAACTGTATGCTGTTAGCCGATGTCTCTGTTAAGCACCATATGATCGTTCCTGGGTTCTCTACGAGGCACTGAACTACCCTTTTAGCCGCCCATTCCGATTTACCTGCCCTGTTGCCTCCCATAACGAGGATCTCCTGATGCGATTTTAACACATTATCTGCCCTCTTCCAGGTATCCAGTTCAAAACCATGACGATAGGGGTCATCCTTCTCCAGCTTGATCGCTTCCTCACGCCTCTCCCAGTATGCCAGGATATTCTCAGGAGTCATTCCCAGCATCTCGTCTTTCGTTAAGGCGGGAATGGCGGGGTGCGGTGACCAGTCAAGAGGCATTCCCGATTGTAGCAGAATCAGGGGGGCGAGTAACCTCGGGGCGGCAATTTGTCAGAATTTTTTTATGGGACACAATCGGTCGCGGTGGCCGCCGGCCAGGTTGACCGGACCCCCTCCCCCCCTGTCTGAGGCAAAAATTTGTATGTGATTTCTGACAAAAGATAGAATATATTATGTTTTGCAGGTTTTTATGTTTAGTATGACACTATTCATTGCGTAAAATAGTGATTATGTCTAATTGTACTTGCAAAATACCTTATTGATAATTCATTCTCATTATGCCACACCGATTCATTTCATGCCTACAAAGAGACCAAGAGAGTATCAGAAAGCAGAGAATCTTCCGGCTAATCTGAAGACTGAAGAAGTGTGTCCAGCTGTATTCACTGGCCAACAGCTTTACGATAAACGACCAAAGGACTACGCCAAAGTAGTTACGATGTTGGCACAGGGTGCAACGATTACCTCAATCACTAAGACTTGTAAGGTTTCACCGCATACTGTTGCCGTTGTCAAATCTAGGGAACAGGAAGCCCTGAAGGACTCTAAAAAGCATTTAAGAGGCTTAATTGGCACTGCGACCCATCTTGCCGTAGAAAAGCTTATTACGAAGCTTAATGACGATGAAATCCCATCAGGTGTTCTCCCTATCGCCACAGGCATATTAATCGATAAGCATCGCCAGTATGAAGGTGAGCCTACCCAAACCATCGAGGTGAAGAAATCTTTGAGCCTGGACGAGATCCGAGCCGAACTTGCCAACCTTAAAGATGAAAAGGTAGTCGATGCTGAGATTTCGGATGTAGAGTCCTAATTTTTTTCATCCCCTAGCCTACTAACCATTAGGCAGTTACAAGATTATTAAAAATAAATGTAAAATATATCTTGCTTTTCTGTACAGGTAAGCTAGATTGAGGGTATGAACTTTACAAAACTATTCAAAAGATATTCCTACCTAACGAACATCATCTCCAAATATGGTCATGTTTACTGCGAAGCCTGGAGAAGTGACTATAAC